GGTTCTAATAGAATGGGATGAAATTGGATTGCAACTCTATGATAATAGAGCACATCCCGATAAAGGGTCTGAAAAATCTCAGTTTGATCGCATAAAACAAATCATCATAGAAAAATTAGACCACGAATGGGAATTAAGCGGATGCAAATAGCCTGCATCACCGGCTCGCGCGCCGACTGGAACGGCCTCGGCATGGTGGCGATGGCGCTACACGATGCAGAGCACGACATTCGCGTGATTGCGACCGGCCAGCATCTTGAAGGCGCGGGCACGACAGATTTGATCGCTGCCGATGGATTGAATTATTCTGTCGCGCCACTTTATCGGACCAAAGACCGTCCTATCGACATAGCAGAGGCGGCAGGCGCCGCCGTAACGGTCATGGGGAGGGCGCTGGATAGCCTAAAACCGGATTTGGTAGTCCTATGCGGGGATCGTTACGAATCTTTATCGGCGGCCACGGCTGCAAGTATGCTCCGCGTTCCGATAGCCCACATAGCCGGCGGCGACGTGACCGAGGGCAGCCTAGATGACAAATATCGCAATGCAATAACGATGCAGGCCGATTATCATTTCCCGACGAATGAATGGTCGGCGCAGCGTCTTACCGACAAAATGGGCATAGATGGTGCGCGCGTTCATCAATGCGGCTCGCCTGCGCTCGATCGCATCCGCGTCACGCCGTTGGTCTCAAAAGAGCAATTGTTCGGTCAATGGTCAGTCGAACCCAAGAGAATTTTGGTGTCGTTCCATCCGGCTACAAACGAGGCCGAACCAACGCGCGGCTGCATCGAAATGTTGGCGGCGTGCAAAGCGTTAGACGACGAAATTAAACCGGCGCATTATCTTTGGCTATTGCTCGGATCAAATGCGGATGCCGGAGGCAGAGAGATTGATCGCTTAATGTTGATCTTTAAGTCAAGGTGCGGAGATAGATCAACATTCGTCGCTAACCTACCGCCGCAGTTATATTATTCGGCTTTGGCATATTGCGATCTGCAAATCGGCAACTCATCGGCCGGCCTGTACGAAGCCCCGAGTTTCGGCATTCCAGTGGTCAACATCGGCAATCGACAGACGGGACGGCTCGCCGCGGCAAATGTGCGGACCTGCGCGCCGACGCGCGAAGCCATTCTGCATACGATGAATCTGCAACTGGCCGAGGGCCGGAAGCCGTGCGCCAACCCCTACGGCGACGGTCATTCGGCCGCGCGCATCGCCAAGATCATCGAAGAATGGCATGGCTGATTATCATCGGATGGAGTGGCAGTTTTGGATGAACTGGGCAGCTCAATGGGGCCGATATATCTGCATTCTTGGAATGGTCGACGAGGTGTTCAATGTCATTGTCTATCACTTTCCACTATGGGCTGACATCGCGATTCCGGTGACATTCCTCGCCCATCAAATACTTGGATTTATTCAGCGCCACACGGATATTTATAGGATCGACATATGACTTTTGACCCACGCTGGGACGCCGTACACCGCGAGCGCCAATGGGGCACCGTGCCGAACGAGCATTTTGTCAGGTTCATAGCTAGAAGCTATCCGAATGGTGATGATCTCAGGGCTCTTGATCTAGGTTGTGGCGCAGGCGCGCAGAGCCTATTCCTAAGCCGAGAAGGATTTGACGTTTCAGGGATTGATGGCTCTCAGGCCGCAATAGATCGTTGCGCAGAACGAGCATGGATCGCCAATGTTCCGTCGCTTCGCCCCCCAGGATTTCAGGTCGCCGATGTGACCACCGTCCCCTTCCCCGATGCCGAATTTGATCTCGTGGTCGACGTTGCCACCATGCAATGCCTCGATCATGACCAAGCCATTCTAGCGTTGAACGAAGTCGTCCGCATCTTAAAGCCCGGCGGCCTATTTTTTAGCTACACTAGCCGGGACGGAACATCGCCTGATGTTCACCGCGGCCTCCCGGTGCGCAGCTCATCAATCGTCGGAATAGCCGCGCTCTATGGCACTCGCTTTGAGATTGTCAACCGCGATGAAGAGCAGCATACCGAAAAGAACGGAACCGTGATCGTCCGGCACTGGATTATCGTGGCGAGGAAAGCCCACTAGCATAAATCTTCTATCTGTACTAAATTAGATAAATGTCGATTGGAAAGAAAACCGGCGGCCGAAGACCAGGCTCTCGTAACAAGGCAACCATTGAACGGGAGATGGCTGCTCAGGCTCAGGTCATAATCACGAAACGTGTTTCTAAGACCGATCTTGAGATTATGCTCGAAATCCGCGATTTCTGGATGGGCTACGCGGCGACCGAACAGCGGGCGGCGACCGAACAGAATCGCCTGCCCAATATCGACAAGATGGCGAAGGCACTTGATCTTGCCGGAACGATGGCGGCCAAACGCGCGCCATTCCTACATGGGCGGTTAGCCAGTATCACGCTGAAAGACGAGCATTTGGACCTGTCGAGGCTCACCGATGAACAGCTTGCTCAGCTCGAACAGCTTCGCCAGATCGCTGCCGTCCCTAGCGGAGATACAAGCCGAACGCCGCAGACGTTCAACTAGTCATCAGCTCTCAAGCGACATCGATTCGGTCAAAGCAAGATGCAAGTCGCTGGCTGGCTTCGTTCGCGAAGCTTGGTCTATCCTGCTGCCAGAGACGCCTTACAATCACAATTGGCACATCGATCTGATCTGCCTCCATCTTGAGGCGATCTCGTCCGGCGCGTTTCTGGCGCGCGGGCTCGAAAATCGACTGCTGATCAACGTCCCGCCCGGCACGATGAAGTCGCTCTTGGTCTGCGTGTTCTGGCCTGCGTGGGAATGGTGCAATCGGCCCAATCTGCAATACATTGCAACATCGTATCGCGAGGACTTCTGCGTTCGCGATTCTAATCGGTTCCGCAAGTTAGTTTCGTCTGATTGGTATCAGCGGCATTGGCCGATCGGCTTCGTCAAGGACGGCGAGACCATTATCGAGAACGAACGCGGCGGGTTCCGGCAGACCGTTCCGTTTTCCTCGCTGACGGGCGGGCGCGCCGATCGGCTCTTGATTGACGATCCGCACTCGATCGATACCGCTGAATCGGACGCTGAACGCGACAAGGCGACGATGCGGTTCCGGGAATCGGCAACCAACCGGCTCAACGATCCGAAGACGTCCGCGATCGTCGTCGTTATGCAGCGCCTGCATGAAAAGGACATTTCGGGTGTGATCCTCGCGCTTAAGATGCCTTATGTGCAGATCATGCTTCCGATGCGGTTCGAGCCCGAACGCCGATGCACCACGCCATTCGGCGAGGATATTCGGACGAAAGAAGGGGAATTGCTGTTTCTCGATCGATTCCCGCGCGCCGTGGTCGATCGCGACGAGGCCGCGATGGGCGCCTACGCTGTGGCCGGCCAGGATCAGCAACGCCCATCGCCCCGCGGCGGTCTGCTGTTCAAGCGGACGTGGTTTAAGGTCCTGAAGGCCGCGCCGGCGAATCTACGGCGCGTGCGCGGCTGGGACTTAGCAGCGAGCGAGGACAAGCATTCTGCCTATACGGCCGGCGTATTGCTTGGGCATGATCAGCCGAAACGGCAGTTCTATATCGAAAACGTCGTTCGCGAGCGCGTCCCGAACCCGGAGCCCACGATCATCAACACCGCCAGCCAGGATGGGCGTGACGTCGAAATCGATCTGCCGCAAGACCCGGGCGGAGCCGGTAAGATTCAGGCGCGCGCGCTGATCGGTGCCTTGGCGGGTTATAATGCGTTCTCGAGCCCAGAATCAGGGGACAAAATCGCGCGCGCCGATCCGGTCGCCGCTCAGGCTCAAGCTGGCAACATCTTCGTGATCGAGGGTCCGTGGAACGATGCGTTTTTCGAGGAACTGGAAAAATTCCCAACCGGGCAGTATAAGGATCAGGTTGACGCATTGTCGCGCGCGTTCGGTAGGTTCATCTTGACGCCTGGATCGGCTATCGTTGGGCCAGTTATCATCGGTGGTGTGAGCGGATATTTTGGCGACCATCCACAGGAGTGACGAATGGCCGGTCTACTCCAATCAGCGATCGTCACTGTCGAATGGACCGTGGAACGGCACGGCGAAATCGGCTATGTGATTGAAACATGGGGCGGCACACCTGGTGGATTTAAGTTTGGTCCTATGCCACGCGATTTTCTCGGCCCTTTCATCGACGAGCGGCAAGAGACGATTCGGTTAATTGAACAAAAGGCGCGCGCCCATGTCGGACATTGACAAGATCGAGAAGGCCGATCCGGCATTGCTCGCTGGCGGCGATGCCCCGATGGCGCAAGGGCAAATGCTCACGCCGAACACCGGCCAATCTAAAGACCCAAATCTAAATGGCGGCTCGGTTGGATCATTCCCGGCCATGACCGCCGGCATGGAATTTCAGGATGTTGGATCGCTCGGGCTCAGGGCGTTCAGCGGCTGGGTGCGAGAAGAATTTTTGCCCCAGCTTCAAGGTCGTCAAGCCGCCCAAAAATATCGCGAGATGATCGACAATTCGCCGGTGATCGGAGCGATCAACTTCGCCATCACAGGGACAATGCGCAAGGTCGAATGGAGAGTTAACCCCGCCGATGATAGCGGCGAAGCGCAGGAGATGGCCGAGTTCGTCGAATCGTGCATGGACGACATGAGTCATTCATGGGAAGACTTGATGGTCGAGAACCTGTCGATGCTCGGCTATGGGTTTGCGCCGCATGAGATCGTTTACAAGAAACGCGATGGTCGCGACGTTCCAGAAGGAACCGCAAAATCCAACTACGACGACGGGCGCATCGGTTGGCGCCGGATACCGATCCGTGGTCAAGACACCGTTATCAAATGGTTCTTCGATCCGAACGGAGAGATTAAGGGGATGACCCAGCAGCCGTGGGCGGGCCCGTTGATCGATATCCCTATCGAGAAGATGCTGCTGTTCAGACCATCGCAGCACAAAGGGAATCCAGAAGGGAAAAGTATTTATCGCACCGCATACGTCCCGTATTATTTTATGAAGCGCATGCAGGAGCAGGAAGCAATCATGGGCGAGCGGCTGGGAGGCTTCCCAGTTATCAGCGTGCCGAGCAATCTGATCCAAGCGGCGGCGGCCGGTGATCCGATCGCAACGGCCGCGATGGCGGCTTACAAGCGCATGGCGACAAATATCCGCGTCGACGAGCAGATGGGCGCAGTGATGCCGTCTGATGTTTGGCAGGGCGCGAATGGGCCGAGTTCGGTACGCATGTATGATTTAGAGTTCAAGACGCCGACTGGTGGCGGCGGTCGGTCGTTCAATTTCGACGTGACAATCATGCGTTACAATACGCAAATCCTTTCTAGCGTCTTGGCCGACTTTATTCAGATGGGACACTCGACGCGCGGTGCACAGAACTTGGGAGAGACCAAGGTCGATATGTTCCTGCAATCAGTCGAGGGATATCTGAACAGCAATGCATCGGTCTACAATCGCCATGGGCTGCCGAGGCTTTGGCGGATCAATGGGCTAGATCAAGATTTGATGCCGACGATTGAGCCTGATCTCGCGCAACGCATCGACCTAGACGCACTTTCGATGTTTGTGCTGCGGCTGAGCCAGGCCGGCATGCCGATGTTCCCGAGCGACGAGATACAGACCTATTTACTAGAGGCTGCCGGGCTACCGGATATTGCCGACGACCGCGCGTTGATGGCGGCGGGGTTGACCGACGAGCAGCTTTCGATCGAGGACCAGAAGTCGGAGGCGGCGCTGGCAAACATGACGGCGCCGAAGCTTCTTGCCGCTCCTACCAAGCCATCGACGCCGATGCAAAAAATGATAATGGCCAGCCTCGCGCGCCGGATGATCAAGATGCAGGGGCCGAAGTTTGGGGTCAACACGACGCGCAAGCGCGGACACTCGCATAGGAGATGAATATGAACCGCCGAAACGTCCTTGCAATTCTTGGTCTCGCATCCACCACGGCAATCGGCGCTGAAACATTCGTGGACGCCAAAGAGGCGCAGAAGAATATGGGTGGTTACGCTTTTGGTGGCGCAAATAAGAAGTCAATGGCGGATGCTTTGCGGGCGTTGGCTGACGAGATCGAGGGTGATCGTATCTTGCCGCAAAAAATCGACTGTCATTCGTCCTTAAAGCAGGACGATTTTATGTTCCATACTATTACGTTGGAATTGGCTACGAAAGTTTCGTAATGGCGCTCAAGATCAGGCCGGCCCGCCACTACCAGCGAAAAGACGACGCCGTTCGTGCCATCGCCGATCACGGGCGTCGCGTGGTGCGCAAGCCGCTCCGCGAGGCAATGAAGCATTTGAGCGATCTGGTCGACGAGGACAAAATCGCCAATCTGATCCGCGTCGGCTTTCACATGCGAGTGGCCGATTCGATTGATTGGACGCATTATCGGCAAATCCTGAAAGCCCCTTACGACAAGATCGCGCTAGTACGTGAGGCGGCCGCTGCGCTCGGGGTGAGGAAAATAAATGGAAGCTTCGCCGCCAAACAGCGCGTGGTGCGGTTCAAAAAAAAGGGCCTCACAGTTGCCCATGAGGCCGAGTCGATAGCGGGAGGAACACTTAACAATCTATTTGATCTTTCAGCGATCCACAAGGACATCGGCGGACGATTCAACTTCAACCGTTTCGATCAGGCCACTCAGGACCGAATCAGACAGGCGCAGGACGACCTGATCCAGCAACTCGAGCTGACCGCCCGCGACAACATCGACGCCATTGTGCTCGCCGGCGTTCAATCCGGCGCATCGATCGAGGAGATAGCCAGCGACATTCGGGAGATGATCTCGCTCACAGACACGCAGTCGGCGGCGGTCATGAACTTCCGGGCGATGTTGGAAAGTCTAGATTCCAACGCGCTCAGCCGACAGCTTAGGAACGACGTGTTTGATGCCGAGGTGCAGGACGCGATCGCGTCCGGCGAACAACTCGCGGCGGACCGCGTCGATCAAATGGTCAACGATTACATCAACAACTATCTGGACTATCGGGCGGCGACCATCGCGCAGACCGAATCAACGCGGGCAGCGAATGAAGGATTATACGATGCCTATTCGCAGGCCATCGACCGTGGCGCGCTCCCTAGCGAGGCGGTGCGGAGGGAATGGCAAGTGGACATGGATGAGGCAACCTGCGAAATATGCCTATCGATCCCCGATCTTAACCCTGATGGCGTGGGCGTCGACGAGGATTTTGAGAGTGACGACGGGCCGATTGACAATCCTCCGGTTCACGTAAACTGTCGTTGTTCGGTTGACTACATCACGAATCTCGATCTCGTCCCC